AGGCAGTCTAATGCTGCCGTTGCTAAATGAAGGCCCAAAGGTGGTAAAACCATACGTGGAAATATTCTGGAGTCAACCCAGCAAAAAAGGGGCCGAAGCCCCTTTGATTTTTGCGCTAAAAAGTGTTGGTACAATGCTAGGAATCAATGGTTAAGAACGTCTGCCGTGTCTATCACAGCGCTGAACGGTCTGGCGACATTTGCGGAGTCTTTCCGTTCGGACGGTGGTGGCGAACTCCAAACCGTTCAGCGCTGTGTTGGCGATGGTGGGTGGACTCGAACCACCGACCAGTTGATTAACAGTCAACCGCTCTACCACTGAGCTACACCATCATTTTTCGCGGCGGTACTTGTTCATGGACAACCAGGCAACCAAGAACTTTCCCGCAACTTGCACTTTACGTTAGTGCCAGACGAGGCTTGTGGCTCGCTCACATAGAGCGAAGATCTGGAATCCTTCTCGGCGGTTGATGGCCGCCAGACTCTTCGATCTTATTGGATGTATGGAATCATCCATATTATGAAACCAGGGGCTACATAGGCAACAATGATTTCACCAGAGGGTTAAAGAATCCTGCTTTCACAACGTTGAGGCCACTGAACCGATTTATGTTCGACCCAACATATCGATCAGTCACTACAGCTCTGTGGAATCACCTGTATGATTAAAAGAAAAACAGTGACCTCAACGTTGTGCGCTGGCTAACCAAGCCAGCCGGGTTACGTCGCCGCTTTTAACCCAAGATTAAACGACATAAGTAATGGAAATGACGTAACAGGATGGACGGTCAGCTGGCTGAAACCGGGATGATGGAATGGAATGAGGAAAACCAACCGCCCATCCTGTTACTTCATCGAATAGGGCATGGGTGGTGCAACATGCCCTATCCTGCGTTCTGCAATCACACTCGCTCAGTGTGTCCCATTTCGGTGACGAGGCTGGAAACTGACCTCGCTGGTGTTTGGCTTCTTAGGCTACTGCCAGGTACGTATCTTCGTTTGCAGTTATATTTAACGTTCAAACAGTCGCTTCTCAACGAAAACAAATGAATCTTATACATAATAAATAAGTAAGTAAATACTTATTTTTCTGTGACTCGTTCAGTTGCTATCTTTTTGATCAAACTCACCTTCTGTTCCGGCGTTCTCGTGATGATGGCCGTAAAACGCTTCGCTTGAATAGTGATAGTTTCGTTCTCCTTGAGTTCGCCGTAGTGAGTCTCCAGCAGAGAACCCAGGCGCCACAGACCGTCGTCTATGCGTTTATGGCTGGCAAATCTGATCAGCAGTAGCTTTACGATTAACTGACCAATGTAAAAGGCATATCCGAAGCCGGCCGCCACAAGGTAGGTTGCCAGCCACCAGTCGAATGAGGTCAAATTGCTCATTTCTGCACTCCCGTCTCGTGAACAACCCGATACAGACGCTTACCGATGCGAAGCGTTTTGGTTTTCAGTACCTGCCTGACCAGATCGCGACAGATACTGAAGCCGAGGGCCACGCCCCCAGCAAAAGATAACAGGATGTATGGAATCATCAGAACGCCCCCGCCTCAGTCAATTGCTGTAACAGTGAGTGTCCTTTTTCAGTGAGTTGATAGTTCTCCACACATCCTTTTGGCGAAACGTTAGCGACAAGATTCATACGTTCCAGTTTGGCGCGGGTCTTTGGCTTCCAGTTGGCGTAGAACTGTTTCCACTGGCTGATTTCACGCAGAGTTTCTTTCTCCCGTTTACTTAACATGATCATCCTTAATCTCCTTCAGTGTGTACGTGATATCTACAATGCGGTAAATGCGGCCGCGCCTCTGCATGACACCGGCTTTTACGTAATCGTTGATGCAGCTGGACATAACCAGACTGCCGATAACAATGCCGACGACCAAAAATACAATCATCCAGCCGAGCATCAGTCTTTATCTCCAATACGGTCTTCGGTATCTCGCAGACATTTCGGCCACTTCAGACGTGGGTGGCGTAAGCTACCGTCTGGCGTTTTCTCATGGCAGTGAACCTCGACGATGCGTCCACGATACTTCTCCTGATTGTTCCAGATTTCATCCAGGTACTTATGCTTGATACCGCTGGCACGAACGATGACGCCGTTCTCCAGACGAATCACTATCTTGCCCAGCGTATGTGCAAAGCCTGAGTCCGGGTCGCCTGGCTCGAAGTCGATGATTTCACCGTCTTCGGATTCCTCATCTTTCAGCTTCCACCAGCTGCGGGTACGCTTGAACTCGTAAACAGAATCCGGATCTTTGCCCATCTCCCCCTCTTCGTTCTCGTCCAGGCGCTTCATGAAGCGTTCGATAAAGTCTTCATGACTATGGATGATGTAGAACGGATGCAGGTGGACATCTTGCGCGTAATCTTCCCCGCAAGTGTTGCGGAATAACGCCACCAGCATAGCCAGGCGCTCTTTCAGCTTCATGCCGGTCTTCAGGTACTCTTTGCTTTTTGCCTGAGCACGCCACTCCGGTAAGAAGAAATCGAAGATATGGTAACCGGCACCAATGGCTGTCACGTTCTTCTTGCGAAGCGCCGACACGGACTGGTTGAACGTACCTGCAGTACCCTCACCATCGAAAAAGATGTGCTTGAAACCGGAGAGTCTGCCTCGCTCAAGCATGGCTGGTTTAAGGTGATCGAGTGACGTAATCGGATTGCCGGTACGCGTCAAGAAGTTCACCTCTTCCTCGTCAACGATAACTTCGCAGATAACCCGGAGACCATCGAGTTTGAGGCTGCCGATCATTGGCCACTTGGCCTTTGGGTTTTGTTTAAATGGGTATTTGTCGCCTTTCTCCTTGTACGGAGACGCCAGCTGTACCTCAAACTTCGGAATTGGGTTTTCGAACACCTTGTTGCACAGGCTAATGCCGACGCCGGCTTTCGGATCTTTCAGCAGGAAGCGACGAAACACGTCCTGCCCGTCAGCGCACATTGAGGCAACAAGTGATTCGACAGCAGTAATGGCCGCGTTCCCGGTCAGTTCGCGCGCCGCCAGCTTCTCCAGCAGCTCGACTACCTTCTGGTCGCTGGGTACGGAAGTATCGAGTGGCTCGGCCACTTTGTACTTCTTCACACCGAATCGAATGAATGGGTTGAGCATTAGCGAGACCATGCTCTGCTCAAATTCATCAAGGTTGGCCAGCGCCTCTTTCTTGGCGTTGGTTCCCATCGTTTTTATGGCATCCAGCTTGTGCTTTAGGGCGATCAGTTTTTCCATTAGTGTTTAACCTCCATCGGTCGCTCGGGAGTTTTCATGTGTTTTCTTTGGTTGCTTCTTCAATGAGTGCCGCGTACACGTCAGTGACGGGCGCCAGTGAATCGGTGGACGTGGTTTCGGGTTTGGCTGGTTCTGTTTTCTTCGTGCGTTTAACCAGACTGTTAATCGTCATGGTGTTGCGCTTCCGGGTTAGCGTTCTGGCGTGGTCGTTTTGCTCTTCCACTTCTTTGATAAGCGCAGCCATATCGATGAAGTAGAGCTGTTCGCCTTTGCGGATCTCTTCGAGCATCATCTTCAGCGCCTGGCATTTGCCAGCAGCAATGGCCGCAGCGCAGGACTGGAACGATGTCGCCGGGAGGCGCTTCTCTTTGTAGGCGAGGATGGTGTGCTGGCAGACTGTATAGCTGCAATGGGCCTCATGGCCGTTGATCTTCACTTCCGGACAGCGCAGCGAATAACCGTTGTTTCCGGAGATAGACGGGATTTTCGACAAATCTGTTCTTGTGGACATGCTTCTAACCGTAGTCGTGTACTTACTTATTAAGCGCAGTTTAAAAAAGCCCCACCAGGGGGCTAAATGGTTTTTCGAGGTTTACCAGGTCGCCCAGCCAGTCATTTTGTCCTGAGCGGCTTCGAACCGGTATGGCTCCAGTAAATCGTTGGCATGGTGGACGGCGTAGGATTTTGCCTCCTGTTTAATCATCGGCAGCTCGTTGGCCAGGCGTGCCACCTGCCCTGCAAAACTGGCGAGCACACCGTCACATGCCTGACCCGCGTCAACAATGATGCGCACCAGGTCTAAGTCGCTGCGGCACATATCGCAGATGATGCCGTATTCCACCTCACGAATGCGCTCAACGGCTTTTTTGGTATCGCCACTGACCACCAATTCCAGCAAACCAGGTGGTGTTGTCAGATCGGTAACGCGTTCGGTAACTTCAGGCAGTTCGACAATGCTCAGGAACGCCGCGATAGACGGATCATCCTCTACACCAGCCCTGCCTTTGATCGCGCGAAGAGTTGCGTCGACAATTTCCTCAAATCGTTCACCTTCATCACACACCGCCTGATTGGTGTAGACAACGCGACCGTCGTACCATGCACCGGCACGTACTTCGACCGTTGCGTCCTTCATTTTGCGAGTGAACGCCACGAGTGCCGCGCGTTTCTGTTTAACACCAGGCAGCTCCGGGGACTCTCCAAAACGAACCCATACCCGCATGTATTTCGAGCCTTCCCCAAGAGGTGCGGTGCTCACAGACGTGGCGATGTGCTCCAGCGCAGTTTGGATCGCCTCATCGATAATCTTCTGGCGCTCTTCTGTATCAATTTCTACGCCTGATTTGTCGATAATTTCGGTAACGGACTTCTGAATATCTGCTTTCATAAAGGTTCCTCAATTCCTTCGTCGAGCATATTCTTACAGAAAAATAAGTATGCATCTACTTATCATTAAAGGCGTGCAATTTATACAAGAGCTTTAATGCCGAGTACCTTGCTTTGTAGCTCCAACTGTCTGGAGTACGGCTTGGCACGATAATAGGCTTTTAGTATCTGCTCTGGCGTCGCGTCGCCGGGGTCGAGACCTTCTTCGCCCAGACAGGCCACTTTGACATTCAGTCCGATGCTGGTGAGACGTTTGGCCGCTGACATGGTGTTGCGGATCGCTTGCTTTTCGCTGTCCCACATCATGATGACGTTGCGTAATCCACGCGCCTTGAGCGTCAGGAACGCGCCTAACTGATCTTCAGCGTCCTCATTCATATTTCCGGACAAGTGCATCCCGAACGTGCCAATTGGCTCTACATAATCCCGCAGCGTCTCTTCGTCGAAGATGGCTCGCTTCACGCCCATTACGTCAAATGCCCCTTCACACACAACGACCGTTTGTTTTCCGACTGCGTTGTGGCCGTTGTAGAGAAACTTACCCGACGCCGGCAGCTGCATGGGGAAGAGATAACGGCGTTCTGCTGCACCGGTAATGTCACGCCCCTGGAAGGTCTTCATCACGCCATCCAGATCGTAAACCGGTATCAGGATGCGCATATCAAACACCTGCCCTTTGACCTGGTCTGTGTACGGATCGACGTATGCGTGCTTGCCTTCGACGCAGTAACGCAGATCAAAGTATTTGGCCAGCTCCGGGGAGATATGGCGCTCCACCAGATAATCAGGAAGACGACCGTCAATGGGGAGTTCGTAATGGCGCGGGAGAGCTACTGGCCCTTCGAGTTCAACCTTGCTGGCCAGCACGACCTCTTCCGTCTTCGGCGCCCATCCTTGTGAGATCAGCGCGTTCTGGACGTACTCTTCAAAATCGCGACGGGATTTGCCGCTGTAGTGCTTGAGGAAGACCAGCTTGTTGAACTGAATCTCTTCGGGATGATCACCAGCAAAGCATTTGCCGACGCCATTGGTCAGGTTGAAATAAACCTTCCAGTTTGAGCTGCCGCATACCGGACACTCCTTGATATTCACCTCACGTCCACGAGTACTGACGCCACCACGACGGTAGATGATTCCTTCCATATCGAGCCATTGTTCAAAATCCAGCTCGGTCAGTAATTCTTTCAAGTCGCTCACGTTCTTAACCCTACTTTTTGCAGGTAATATCTTGATAAGCCTCGGTATTTGAATACCATAAAGGCTCATGTGTTTTTTCTTTTGTGGCTTTGGCAAAAGAGAAAATTTGTTCTCTTATGGAGACCGGCGTGGAGAGCGTTTCTCCACGCCTTCTTTTTTTAGAGGACGTCCATAATGCGTTCGATGAATCGCATTTGTTCGAGGTTCTGCTTAACGCGGATGCTTACGCCGCCTTTCTGGTTACGTGAACCAGCGAAGTACAGACGCGCTTCGCCTTTCGCTTCTTCCTCTTCCGTTTTGTTGATCGTGATAACGAGGTCAGCTATACGCACCTTCTCGATGTTGTCCGCTGCGTGCATCATTGTAGCCACCTCTGAAGCACCACCTTCCCTGTTAGTCTGCGATGCAGTGATGCCGGCAACGTTGTGTTTGTCGTACAGCGCACGCAGGTCAGTGTAGATGCTGCGAATGTTGGCGCGGTCGTCGCGGAGGTCGTAGCTGGCACGCATCAGGTCAGCGTAGTCGACCACGACCATGTCGGGGATCATGCCATTGGCTTTCATGCTGCCCAACATACGATCCAGATCTGCAGGCGACATGCTTCCGGACGGTCGTTCAACAATCCACAAGCTCCCCACGCCTTTCGTCGCGCCCAGCTCTGCCAGTTTGCGATGGACGTCGTCGCGGCGCTCCACCAGCTTGGACATTTCGGTCTCAGACAGACGGGCGTCAAAGCGATCTGACAGAATGGAGGTGTGAACTTCCAGCGACAGATACAGGACGTTGTAACCGGCAAGCGTGGCGTTGATGGAGAACTCACCCATCGCCGTCGATTTACCAGACTTCGCGAAGCCCATGAACAGCACCATTTCACGCTTTGCCCAGCCTTTCTGGTAAAGCAGCTTGTCGAGCAGCGGTAGACCCGTTGTGATGCTGTTTGGCACGTAATCGTCGGATGCTTCGTACTCACGCGCCTTGTAACGCTCTGCTGATTCAGAGAAGTAATCGTAAATGCCGGTCGCTTCGTTAGAGCCGATTTGCTGGACTTTGGCCATGATTGCCATCGCGCCCTGGAAATCGCCCTTCTCTTTCATCTCAGCCGCTTTAATCAGCGCGTCGTCGAATGCTACGCTTTTGGCGAACGTGGCGACCTGGTCGACCATGTACGCCGTGTCTGACAGCTTCTCAGCGAGAATCCGCTTAAACGCCTCAACGACGTCGGGGAACAGCTCTTCGCGGATCGTCTTATCGCGTTTGGCGCGTTTGAGCATGTCGAGTAAGGCCGACGATGATGGTGCGCTCTTATACATTCTGTAGTAGCCCGACACCATGTTCACCAGAATGGCGTTGGCCGCATTGGAGAACTGGTTTGGCGCAACCAGATCACCGGCGCGAGTCAGAAACTCATGGTCGCGACAGAAGTAGGCTGCGAGTCGATCCTGGAAGTCGTCATCGACCTCTTCAGACAACCCTCGTCCTGTGTGGCAAAGTTCGGTCATGTGCTTTCCTTTGGTGCTTAAACAATTTGTTTTCTAATACTAAAAAAGCCAAATAGGGGATCAACAGAATCGCCGTGCTTCTTCCAGTTCTTCCGGGAAGTGCGCGTAAATCACACGCTCAGGCACGATTTCCATCAACCAGACAGCGGAGAAGATGATGCGGACACGTTTGTCTCGGGTAATGCCACGCAGACGCTCCAGAACCCACTCAAAATAGCGTTCTTGAATCGGGTCGTGCTGCATGTCTCCCAGATGCTTAAAACTCACCAGAGAGTCATCCAGACGGGTTACAGCGCGTTTGGCTAACTTCTCTTCGAATATCTCAATCAGCTCGGGCTGCCAGAGATGCTGGGGGCGAGGTAATTTGTCCCACAGACGGCGTGCAGCTGCGGAAAGAACGGTAGAAATGAAGTAGTCATAAGAGCAGCAGTACTGGTCGGCAAACTGGCGTGCTTTCCAGAGAGATGTTTTGTTGGCCGTCGACAGCTACTGATACGGCACACGTTTCAAACCGGTAGGGAATTGGGCCGTCTCATAGTGTTCGCGGCCATGCGACAGCATGATGTATGAGTACTGGCGCTTGTATGCCTCAGTGAAGAGGCATGTGGCCATAAGCGGGTGCATGTCGCGGTAATCAAACCACTTTGTCTCGAACAACTCCGCCTCATCCTTGCAGCGTGACAGCCCAATATTCTCGGCCACCCACTTGTCCATGACTGTGGTGTCCCACTCGGTCATGAAGTCGTACTGATCGTTGTTAATAGTGTTAAAGAAGATCTGGCTCATGTGCTCCGCCTGGTAGGTAGATACTTACTTATCATAATGAGCGAATCATAGCGACTGGAGACAGCTTTTGGAAGTGGAAACGGAAGGGAATGTGTCTGAGAAGTTGGCATAGAAAAAGACCTGCTTCCGTATAAATAATAATAAGTAACTTAGTATTTATATACAGAAGCAGGTTCTGAACTCGAAGTCTCCACCAGATTCTGAGTGCTGTAATGAAACACAAAAAAGTGCATAATCCTTTCTAAACCTCAACAAAAGGCGACATGATGATATTGTACAAATACGTCCCAGAAGAAACTTTAAAACTGTTTTTTGATCATGACGCAACCAGCTTCAAATTTACTCC